AACGCTGTTGGGCAGACCGCGCCGATCGCAGCTGCTAATAGCGCCGATGGGTCGGTGTTGCCTGTTACGGCTAACGCAACAACGGCAGCGAGCATTGAGCGACCGTATGAGGCGAGCATTGCTTTGTCTTTAGGCTTCAACATCTTTGGCTCCTTCTTTTGCTTTTGACTTTAGCCCGTTTGAGGCCACTAAGCCTGACAACGTGCCGGTCATAAATACGGTCAGGGTTGAAAGCAGGTCTATAAATGCGGAGTCGTTAGGGCTTTGGTGGCCTATTGGCTGGGTCACGAACATAAGCGCATAAACAAAGCCAAGCACGGTAATAGCAAACACGCTGGCAAGGATGATTCCAACAACAACGATTAGTCGAGCGTGAAGCTCTTCGGGTTTAAGGCGTGGTCTCATAAATCAAATCCCGTGTGCATGTTCCAGATGGGTTGCAGATCGGTGGTTCGCATTTAGGTTTTTGCCAGTTTGACGGGTCTTGGCATGGGTAGCGATATGAGCCGTCATAACCACATCCCGCGCAACCCCACAAGACAACTGCAATGAGTGCGACGTAGCCGATCAGGTAACGCCAGCGCATTACTTCTTTTTAGTTGGTGCTGGTGGGTATGGGTTTGCGTCTTTAACCGCTTGCACGGCTGCTTCCCATGCGGCTTGAGTATTTGTGCCGCGTTGCCACTCAAAGAAAAGGCCGTCTGACTGTGCTTCGTATTGTGTGCGACGTGTCGTTTCTACCGCGTTGTATTGGTTTTGATAATCAACGGTTGGCCATTGTGCGTCTAGTTCAGCTTGTGTTGGTTTTGTGCTTTCACTAAACCATTCAAGCGTTGCGTAGTCGTTGCCCGCAATAGACCATTCCGTGCCTGCATAGTTGGCTTGCAAAACTGCTGCATAGTTGGTCATGCTGAAATCTCCAAAAGTGTCATCGTGCTCGTCATTGAATCTTCTTGTGCAATTATTGCCGAAGATGCCGATTCTGCTTTCATTCCGACTGTGTATGTTTGTGCAGAAATTGTTGCTGGACTGTCTAAATAATTGCTTGCGACTGTGCCTCTTGTAAGACCGTTGCTGTATATGCCAGAAAATCCAAACGAACCTAAAAGATTTGTTCCTGCGACTGTGCCTCTGAAAATTGTGAAATAACCTGCGCCTGCAGAACTTGCATTCCGTGCTGGCACAGTCACCATGACCAAAATTTTAGAAGTGGTTGATGATGGCGTGATAGTTGCGTTTAGCCCTGTTGTGACATAACTTGTGGAAGTGGTCGAAGTTGATGTTGCATAAGTTGCTTGCACAACCTGCAACACACGAAACGCGCCACGCAAATTGTTCATCTGTGCAGCGGTCAAAACCTGCCCAGCGGTAAAACTGGCTGGAAGTGTGGTTGGTGTTGCCATAAGTGCTCCTTATCCTAAAACATTCTCTGCGTCGAGTGTGCCATACACGGCGTCGTCCAATATCAACTCGTACACGATCGTGGTCGGCGCGGTGCTGTATAGGACGCTGTGGCCTGTGCTGAAATCCAGCCGATGCTCGATGCCCTCAACTGACAGCTCTTGAGCCAACTGGGTTGTACCGGAACCGCTAGGGAAGGTCTTTTCTATGGTGATGGTGTCGCCGATATCTACGGTTGCCAGGGTGTCTTTTTGGGCTGTGGTGAGCATTAGGAACTTGGTTGCCACCGACGTGTAGCGCGCTTCAGGCTCTGGGTTAAGCAGATAGGACGCTGCGGTGTCAATCTCTCCCTGCACATGAAGCAGGCTGTTTGTAATGCTTGATGTCTGAATGAAATATGTAGCAATAGAACCTGCATCGGTTGCGGTTGCCGTTTTGCCATCAAGAGCTGTGAGCACCGATCTGTTGATTACGGAATCAGCTTCAAAACTAATGCCCACGCCATCAAATTTGTATCCTGTGCCGTCATCATGGAACGCGGCGACAGGCGCGCTTAACGTGTTACCGATGCGCTCTTGAAATGTCAGCACTCCAGACCGTGACATAAACAAACGGCCAAACTCGGCGGTGTCGTTGATCTGCGTGAGGTATTGCAACACGTTTGTTCCTGCCGGCACGGTGTAAGCGCTGTCGTGGCCTAGGTTGACGGTGCCTGTGGCGATGCTTCGAGCGCCTGCGGGGAAATCAACTTCTGGTAGGTCTAGGACGGTTTCTATGCGTTCGCCTGATGTCTCTGCGGTGACGTTTAGTTCGTCTAGGAATGTTTGTGCGAGCAGGTAGAACTGGTCAGCGCAATACACGGTCACGGTGTCAAGACCGCCGAGTGCAAAGTTGTAGTCGTAATTCACGACAAAACCAGAAAAGATTGACTCAGGCACATCGGTGTTGTCATATCGGATTAGTCGTACTTCGCGCAATGGTGCAAGCCCAGGCTTGGCTTGTGGGGTGTCCCAATAGGGCGAGTTCTGATCAAACGGGTTAAAAACCCCTGTCACGTCTTGGATGGTGAATGTCATTGTGCCCGCGCTGAACTGATCGCCCACGTCACGGCGACCGCGCCGCACGTTAATGCTGACAGTCGAGTCCATTACATTGGCAAACTCGGTCGTACCGTCCAGCACATACTCGGTGTTATCCAGTACGCCCTTAAGCGTGTCGTCTAGGACGAACGCGTCAACCTGAAATCCTGTGGCGATCTGTAGGTCATAATTGCCAGAATCAACAACGGCTACGCCTGGCATTACGCCACCTGTAACTGCAACGGCCCAGCGCTACGCGAATAGGCGCGCAAGGCGTTAACGACCGACTCACCGATCTCGGCACTTGTGGCAAGACCGCCTGTCACGTTGATAGTGATACCGCCACCTGATTGCATGCGATCTAATGGCACGACTGCCTCTGGGCCTGCCTCACCGATCAAGGCAAGCGTAGGACTCGACACAATGCCACCTTCGGCCATGCGCGGAATGCGAGAAGTTAGCGGTGCTGGCGTAGGTGCTGCAGGGCCACTAGGAATCAAGTCAGTCAAGCCACCAATGATGTTTGCCACGTTGCCTATTACTGGCATTGCAAGTCCGCCAACGATTTTTGCTGCAAGGCCACCAACTCTGTTAATGGCGCTCATTGCATCCACAAGCTTGTTGAACGCTATGGCTAATCCGATGACCGCAGCGGTTGCCAATATGAATGGATTAGTTGCCAAAGCAATGTTTAGCGCAACAACCGCAGCTGCTATCGCGCCAATAGTTATTGCTATTCGGGTAAAAATTTGAGGGTTGTTTTGTGCCCAGTCAGCAAACTTTTGCATATACGGGATAACCGCTTCAAGCACAGGCAAAAACGCCGCGCCAATTCCTTCTTTAGTTTCGGCAATTGAGTTCTTGAAGATTGCCATTTTCCCTGCAGCGGTTTCAGCGTTCTTTGCTACCGCGCCACCAAAGGTTCCACCCAGCACATCCATGACTTGCTCAAGGGTTGCGCCTTCTTTAATCATTGTTGCCATTTCTGGGCTTAATGATCGGAGCGCCTTAAAGTTGCCTTGATATGCCTTTGCCAATGCGTCGGCCACCGTGGTGCTGTCCGCTTGTAAGGCTGTGCTTATGTCCATGACCAGGTTCATGTCTTTCATAGCCAAGTCAACGTCTTTTGTGCCGCGCACTAAAGCCTCTAAAGACTTGCGATATTCCGTGTCAGCAATGCCAGACGCTCGAGACATTGCGCTGATCTGTTCTTCAATTTGAGCGGTTTGTGCGGCGCCTGCGCCAGTCACATTTTGCAAAGTAAGCGCTAAAGCTGCTTGCTCTTGCTGGTCTTCCATGGCGGCCTGAGTGGCATCACCTATGGCAACGGCTAAACCAGTCAGCGCGGCAGCTGCCGGTACTGCAGCCTTTTTGATTGCAAACTGGGCTTTTTCGCTTGTTGTTTCAAGTTGCTGAAACTGTTTAATTGCTTTCTTAATGCCCTTGCCGTCAAACTCGGAGATGATGGGGAGTACTACAGCCATTACATCAGCTCCTTAGAGGTCTTGTCCATGACGCGCTTCACTAGGTCGGTCATGCGTTGATTGACGTCGTCCTTGTTGCGCTCCCATGCTTTCCACATTACTCGGGATGGTTGTCCAAACTTGGCGTTAAGACGTGAGCCCATTATGCCGTTGGTTAAAAAGTCAAACAATCCAGCGTCTGGGTTCAGCCACTTAACCACAAAGGTTGCAAGGTTGACATTTTGCCCTGCGTATTCTTTGACCTTTTTGGTGTTAATCATTGCTTTGACCTGATTGTTGTTGCTCCAAGGGAAAATCTCGTATTGCTTAGGTGCCCATTTGCGCGACCAACCGCTTAATGGTTCCTTTAACGGAATTGCTTGATACGCATCGTCAACGACGTTTTGCACAATCATTTTGTAATCGCGTGTAATTTCTCGACGCAAAGATTTGTCAATTTTGTTCAAGGTCTTTAGGGCGTCCTTGATTCCGACTACTTGTACCGTCGTTTCAATGCCGCGCCCTTGCTCTACATAACCTCTGTATGGCATGACTACCTTCTTTTTTTGTTTGCCTCGTTAAGCACTTTAATGACGGTTGCTAAGTCTCGTGAGTCAAACTGTATGTCGCTAGGCCACCAACCGACCGCGACCAGTACTTCTGCTAGTTGGCGGCGGTAGGTGCCGCGTCCGTAGGGTTTGGGTCTGTCTCGTCCAGTACCGGCAGGATGTCGATGTCAGGGTTTTTGCTTAGCCATTCGCGCCAGTTGTCACCAACCTGTTCGCCTTTAATTTTGAGAATTGTGTGCATCCAGCAGGCGTAATCCGAGTACAACGGGTTTGCGGAGAGCTGTTGAATGTTGCGACGTTCAAGTCGTTCCCATTCCGTGACCACAAACAGGTTTGTGTAGTAATACTCTGGGGCGCTGTCGGGGGTGCGCTTTAACTGCAACTTGATTTTCATGTGTCTCCTATGTCGGCTTGGAGCCGTTGATTATGCGGTGGTATCTACGCTGTACACGCCACCCTGAAACTCAATATCCCATTGCGACAATTCGCCCAAAGACGCATTGATAACAGGGATTGATGCAAGGTACGTGTCAGTCAAAATAAAGCCAGGGTTTGTTGCGCCGTCTGCAGCGCTAGTTGGGTTTACTTTGACGGTGCACTTGGTGCCGAGCAATGGTGACAAGACCGCATAAGTCTGGCTTGATGCGTATGATGCGAACACCGTTAGGGTCAAACTATTTGAGAACAACCCCGCCGTCATGGTGCGGGATGTCTGGCCAAACGACGTGTCTTCTAAAGCCTCGGCCGTGACCGTCAAGGTCGCGCTAACAACATCGTCGGTAATGTCAACGATTGAACCGATTGCGGCGCCGACTTTAACGGTTGGATTCGATAGGTAAGTTGATGCTGGCATGTTTGCTCCTTAAGTTCTGATCTGATAGTAGATGATTTGTATTCGGTAGTAGTGGATTATGCGGTCTGGGCTTGGATAGCGCAATCAAGGTCGTAGCACGGGTACAACGCTCCACCGATCTCTAGGCTCGACGGACGGCCACCCATAACAATGATTGACGAGCCAAGCACGGTTGCCACAATGCCCAAGATTGAGCGAAGCACCGGCAGACCTGCAGGCCCAGAGCCAATGACCTTGATCGGAAACTCCATGCGAACGATGTTGCCGTTGCCAGCAAACGTGGTGAAACTTGGTGCATCCAAGTACACGCAGTTAGGTGCAAGTTTTGTTGGGTCGTTGACAACGCGCAAAGAAGTGACTGCGGTCAGCGTTGCGGTGACATCATCAATTGCTTCGTTAAACAGGTCGGTGTAGGCCATTAGGCAACCGCTGGACGAGGGATGCCAAGCAGCTGCTTGACGATCGGGGTCAGGCTTTGCTGTGGTGCTGAACCCATGCCGTCAAACGTGGCGTAGGTTGCCTCTATTGAGCCCCTAGAGCGCCACAGAGCGGCGCAATACATCAGAGTGCCCAATGTTGCATCTCCGCCTGGTGAGGTCGTTAGGGAGTCGATATAGCCCGATTCCTGACGCCTGCGATATGCAAACTGGTTGCCAGCCGACACAGACTGCGTAAGCAACGTGTAGTCGTCTGACGGGTTTGTGATCGTGATGCCAAGGTAAGACATGACTTGCGCGGCAGTAACCCACGTGCAAACAGGGTCATTGGCAACAGTTCCAGACGCGGCGACACGCTCGACATCGCTTGCGGTTTTGGCGTAAAGCACCTGATCGGCAATTGGCACCTGATAGTCGTAGAGCAGATCGCCTTGCGTATCAATGCCCAAAAACAAATACTGTGGCAATGCGCGCACCGAGTAAGTGCCGTTGAATGTTGCGTCAACTCCAGCGACCGTGATTGAACTGCCGACTGCAATCTCGCTGGGGGTCAGAAGTTGCAGTACGGCAAAATTGTCAATCAGATACTTGTTAGTAACTGTGTATGTTGCCATGAGCGGTTAGCCCGCTCTCGACTAAGCCTGGGTGATCTTGCGGATCATTCCAGAGATCGCGGCGAACGTGGATACGTAGCCATGGAAACTCATGTTGCGTCCCAAGACTGACGGCTGTTCAACGCTCATGAGGCCACGGATGGATTCGTAGAACTCGTAAGCATCGCCTGCGCCTTGACCAACACGAGTGATGATCATGGTCTTGGCAGCGAAGTTACTGTCAACTACCAACTGCAAGCCGAGTGGGTTGCCGTTCCATGATGTTGCTGTTGCGTTGCCAAGTGCGTTTTGACCGGTGAGACCAGCGCCGATGAATGGGAATACTGGACGGCCAGTTGTGTCGGCGAGCTGTCCAAGTTGACCCCATACGTCTGGGCTGACGAACATGTGGGTTGGTGTCCAGTTGCGGTTTGTTGAAATGTCAACTGCTGAGTCGTAAACCGACTTGAGCAAATCGGCAACTGTTCCGTCCCAAACGCCTGACGAAGTTGCTGCGGTCAGCAAGTTGTCTGCAGCCAAGTTGTCAGAAGCGATCATGTATTCGCCCATGAGGTCATTCAAGATCAACTGCATTGCTGCAGGTGAAGTGAAGTCAATGTCCTGAACTGAGAGCGTTACTTGACCAGCAAGTGTGGTTTTGCTGATTGAGTTGGATGCGATCACCATGGTTGTTGCTGATGCTGCACCAAGTTCTGATTGTGATGCAACGCTGGTGTGCGTGGTGATGGTTGGACGAATAAACGTTTTTGACTGTCCGCTGTCTGGGTAAGCGCGTGCGCCAACAGCATCGACTACTGGACGCAAGAAGTTCAAGTCCTGAACCAATGGTCCAAGTACTGGAACTGGCAAAAGACCAGGTGTATCGGTCGTGAGCACGTCACCTGCAGCTGCTTGAAGTGCGGTGCGCTTTGATGCGCTGTACTCGGCTACTGCAGCGTTCATGTTCTTGAACGTGTCGCCACCGATGTGGTAAGCGGCCATGAACTCGCCTGCTGATGGCAAAACGAATTCTTTTTTAGCTTGTGCAAAAATTGGCGCGGTTGGGATTGTTGCCTCAACTGCTGGTGCGGTTACTTCTGACATGGGTTCTATCTCCTGTTCTGGGACTACTTCTTCATTTAACACTACTTCTTCTGGCTCTTGGTGGATACTCGCTGCGACGCTGGCAATGTTGGCCATGTCACCAAACGCGCCGATCGGAACGAGCGACAGCTCTGTCCAGTCGGCTGCTTCAATGATCATGGTTCCTGCTTCGTCGTATGAGAACTTGGTTGGGTTTACGCCAACGGATACTTGGTCAATCGTGCCGTCCGATGCCATAACTAAAGCGTCGTTGCCAAGGCTGGTTGCGCTGATCTTTGCGCTAAACATCATTCCCTGTTCCGTATCTACGCGCTCAGTAACAACGCCAACAGGCATTGAAGCATCGTGGTACATAAAAAGACGGGGTGCTTTGCCCTCGACTGGCAACGAGCCTGGACGAAAGATCACTTGCGTTCCATCAGACACCGTTGCCGGCACGTTGTAAGGAACAGCGGTTCCGCTTATGGTGCGTCGTGGTGCGTCGCCTTTGGCAGCGTCAAGTGTGAAATCTCCTGCAATTAACTTAATCATCGTGCTAACTCCTCTTGAGGGTTTTCTTCTATAACTGTTTCCGTATTTTCCATTGTGTCGGCGAGGTAATTCTCCTCTAAGTACGATTCATAATCAAATGCAACAAAAGTGCCATTTGGAAGCACATTGTTCATTGACAATGTTTCTGCAATTGCGTCTGCGTACATTTTTACGCCAAAAAACATCAAGTCCATACGTGCATTTTGTGATGAAGAATATGCGTACGACCCCGTAGATATTCCGAGCAAATATGGCGGTACGTTTCCGACACGGCCACCAGTTTCCAGCGCGCTGTAGTTAGCAGACTCAATCAACAACATCTTGTCTGGCGACATTGTGGTTGGCTCGTAAGACAAGTATTCGTTAAGCGCTGCAGTCTGATTGGTTGCGCGCGCGGCGTTAAACGCTGCAGCAAGATCAGCAAGTTCTTGCGCGCTTAATGGTTCCCCACCAGTTTGCTTAAGTACGCCGGCAGGAATGCTTGATGATGCGTTGCGATTGCGCGCTTCTTGAATCTTGAGCGCGGTTTCAATAGCAGCCTGCGATGAGTAAACCAATCCTTGAGTTGGCGACAAGAATTGCACAAGGTTTGCTGGGTCAATTTCCCCACCTTGAAAATAGACTTGCGAAGACGGGGCAAACCAAACTGGGCCAGCCTGATCGGTGGTTGTAACCGAGCCTGCAGGCAGTCGAGTGAACGATGCCGGGTATCCGTCAGCTGTGCGCGACGTGATGTACCAGAATGCGCGACCAAAGAAATAAAGATCGTCAAATGTCCACGACAGTAAAAAGTTGTAGTTGACAGTCGGGTCTGGACGACGCAACCAACTGCGAGGCGCAATATATTTGCGCTCCATTTTTTCTTCGTCTGCGTTCCACACTTCGTTATACATTCGCAATGGCATGCAACCAATTACTGATGCCAGCAAGTCGCGACTCCTTGACAAGGCAGGGATGCTTACAGCCGCCGCACGAAGTTCACCCTCTCGATAGGTGTAGTACTGGCCGATCATGTTGACGCCGACATTTGACGACGAGTAACCAGGCGCGAAGCCACCAGCTGCAGCCGCTTTTACTGGCGCAGGGCTAATTGCTGCCTTGCTTATTTTGCGATCAAATAATCCCATGTTCCTACTTTGCCATATAAGTGGCAACCGCACGAGACTTATCCGATTCCGACAAAAGGCAAGAACGTGCGGTCGCCGACGAGAATGTTACTGGTTAACGGCCACCAGCATGGGTTTACCCGAGTTGACTGGACGGGCACACATGCCAATTCCCCAGACCATTGTTCGCGCTAACTCGATAGGGCCAGGTGATCGTTTGCTTGACAGCACGATCGTGTTGTCGGTGCGAACAGCAACGGCGCGCTGTACGTGTTCGGCAAGCAGTTTTTCTCCCGTGTGCAGTAGTCGCGCTTCGGCAATCATGTTTTTGGCAAGCGGTGTAAACCGTCCAAGTTCCGCATATCCAACAACGACTCGGCGGCGCTCGATGTTCGGCGGGCAGGTTGCGTCCACGGTCGGCGACAACGCAAACCTGATTGTGGGGTCTTTGGCAAGTTCTTGCACGTTGTCCCACAGCTCTGTAATCGACTCGGCGATGAAGGCCACGGTGACAAGCACCCGACCGTCCGACAGGTTGACGCATCTGGTCGCGCTGTATCGGGAGTCGTCCAGCGAAGACTCGATCGCCACGACCCCACCGCTAGGGATGTCCCCCGTGTACTCAAGGGACGGCCAACGCCCAGGCTCAATCCAACCGCGCACGACCGACACCCAAAGGTTGAGGGATGCGCGCAAGAACGACGCCCGATCGGGGTTTGTGGATTCTTGCCTAATGGTGTCCATGTCCAACGTGTAACCGAGTGCAGGGTTCCCCCACGCCCATGACGCTGGATGTAACGGGTCAAGGCTTGGGTCGGGCGACCACTCGGCCATGTACATCGTTGACGGTTCACCCTTGTCAATGGCTCGAATGCCTGCCTCTCTCCAGCGCTGGAACAACACACTTTCTTCTGTCCCAGCTGTGCTGAAAAAGCAAGCCAGGGGATTTTTGCGAGCGCGCTGTGCCGGCAACAGACCGCCTTCAACCGAGTCAGGGTTGACGTCAAACAACTCGTCAACAATCACCAAATCAATTGACATACCGTGACCTTGGTTTGGCTTTAATGCTTTAACCCACCACTTGCTGCCGTCTGGCATCGTGGCCTGATAACGGCCGTAAGACTTGACAATCTTCGCGCCGTAATACTCTTCAAGGATTGGTGCCAGATCATCAAAGAGCAAGCACGCAAGGTCTAGTCTGTGCGCGCCAGATACCACGGTCTGCTTACCGCCACGTATCTTGGGCATCTCCACAAGCCAAAACAGAATGAGCGCCTGGATGATTGTGGTCTTACCGTTCTGACGCGCAACCGAAACAAGGCTCGAGCGATGCACAAACTTGTTATCAGCGTCAACAGCAAGCATCCCCTCAAGAGCATGCAGTTGCCACGGCATCAAATCAATCTGCAGCACCTTCTTTGCCATGTCCCCCACAAGTCCAGCTAGTGAGCCGGCATGATCGGGCACAATCGTTTCCAGTCTCGGCTGGTCATGGCCAGTTGGCGCCAGTTCAGGCTGATCTTGGCTGGTGGCGACAAAATGATGGATGGGGCTCGGGGGCATTTCGTTTGCATATAAAA